CAGCATCTTCTGGATCTACTAGTGTCTACCTAGATATTGGTGGAGAGGAAGTTTATGTTAAATCCAAGGACTCTGATACTAATAAGATTACTGTGAAGAGAGGTCAGGATGGAACAACCAAACTTGCTCATATAGGTGGTACAGAAGTCAAGTCTATTACTGCTGCTGATAATGTATTAGTTGAGGAAGGTGATGACTTTGGATTTAGTGGCACTATAACTGGAGATTAAAAGTGAAAAACAATTTAGATGATGCCTTTAATATAACACCAACTGAAGTTGAAGTAGATCCTGTTGAAGTTAAAGAACCAGTTGGAATACAAAAACCTGATAGATTAACTAAAGGTGATATTGAAAAAGATTATGAGTATACTCGTGGTAATCTCTACAGCATCATAGAGAAGGGTCAAGAGGCAATTAATGGTATTCTTGAACTTGCACAGGATAGTGAGATGCCAAGGGCATATGAGGTC